AGAAGGAGAAGAATAATGAGTGAGTTGACAACCTTTATCCAAAAGGGCAACTCATTTGAGGCAGAAGAAGGTTGTAATGATGACCTTGCTATGTGTCTTGTCATATATGCATGGTTAGTTGCTCAAGATTACTTTAAGGAACTTACTGATCAAGATGTAAGGAAAAGATTGTATGATGAGCAAAAGAATCAAATTGAACAAGATATGGCTCCATTTGGATTCATGTCAGATGGATTAGATGATATGGAGAGTTTTGTAGATGATCAAGGAGATAGATGGCATACTGATGAATATGGAGATCGTTCTTACATGTGGGAGTATATGTAATGTCTAGAATTAGATTACCTGAATGGTTAAGAAATGAAATTAAAAAGATAGTCAGAGAGTCTATGGATGAATGGACTTCTGATTGTCAGTATCTTACCCAAGATAAAGGGGATGGTGCTTACTATTGTTCTAAAAAAGATTGCGAAGGAGTGAGGTTTCCCGATGGAACTGACTGAAGAAAATGTAATTAAAGTTCTCGAAGAACTTATACCTTATATTGAAGCTGATGGTGGATACCTTCAACTTTATGAAATCGAATACGAAACAGGATATGTTAAAGTAAAATTAGGTGGTGCATGTGAGACATGTGCTATGAGCACCATGACTTTGAAGCAAGGTATAGAAAAGAAACTAATGATGGAGATACCAGATGTGGTAGGAGTTGTGCAAGTTTTATAGTTCATTCATTGTTTCCCCTCCGAAAATACCCTTTTTAATAAATATTTTCAGATAAAAGATAAACTCGGAGAAAAAGAACATGGCGACTCCTCAATTATCTCCTGGTGTGTTAACCAGGGAGGTTGACTTAACAGTAGGAAGAGCTGAGAATGTATTAGATAACATTGGAGCAATTGCAGGACCATTTGCAATTGGACCAGTTGATGAGGCAACAGACATTTCTACAGAACAAGATCTTATTAGTGTTTTTGGAGAACCAAAAAGCACTGATGCCCAGTACGAATACTGGATGGCAGCATCATCTTATCTTTCTTATGGAGGAGTCCTTAAGGTTGTAAGAACTGCAGGAACAACCCTAGCAAACGCAAATGCTGGTGTTAATGCTGCATCTGCAACAATGACTGGTGCGAATAGAATCGACAATTATGACGATTATATTCAGAATCATTCAGAATCAACAGACTTTACTTTTGCTGCAAAGAACCCTGGTTCTTGGTCAAATAACCTAAAGGTTTGTGTTATTGATGACGCAGCAGACCAAACACTTACTTTAGCATCTATTGGTGCTGCTACAGTTGGTATGGCGGTTACTACTAGACTTGAGGCAATTGAAATTCCTGGAGTTGGAAGTACTTCTGAATTTACAGGATATCTTAAGTCAATTATTACTTCTGTTAACACAACTACTAAAGTAGTGGATGTTAAGATTGTATCAAGGGTTGCAGACGACGGAACAGAAACAAAAATAGATTACGCAGAAGGAACTGATTATGCATCTTTCCAAGCTGCTGATCAAGTATTTGTTATTAATAATAGTGGAGTTAAAGTTGGTACTGTAGCAGCAGCAAATACAGTAGTTGACTGGTATGATCAGCAAACTCTTGGTTTAACAAATTCAACAGTTTATTGGAAGTCAATCGCAGGTAAGCCAAAGACAAACAAATATTCTTTAGATAGAGCAGGTAAGAACGACGGACTACATGTTGTAGTTGTTGATGATTTAGGAGATGTAACAGGCATCCAAGGTCAAATCCTTGAGAAGCATACAAATCTTTCTAAAGCATTAGATGCAGTTTCTGATGTTAATTCACCACAGAAGATCTGGTACGAGCAATTCCTAGCAGATTATTCTGACAACATATATGCTGGATCAAATCCAGGTGGTGCAAATGATACTTATTGGAATACTTCACCATTAGCAACTGGATTCTCTTCAGGATTCACGAAGAATACAACTGCACAAGGTCTATGGGGACAAAATGCACAAGGAATAACCTTTAGTGCAATCGGTAAGCAAACTTATACTTTATCTGGTGGTGTTGACTATGCTGCTGGTGGTGGAATGGGTGCTGCATTAGCAGATTTGATTACTTCATACGGCAAATTCTCTAATAAAGATGAAGTAGAAGTAGATTATATCATTGGTGGTCCAGGTTGTTCTACAAAGGCAGAATCACAAGCAAAAGCAAACTATGTGATCTCACTAGCAAATGCTAGAAAAGATTGTGTTGCAACAGTCAGTCCACATAGGGCAGATGTTGTTGGTGTAACAAATGATGATACACAGACAACAAATGTAATTGATTTCTTTAGCACACTATCATCCTCATCTTATGCAGTATTTGATAGTGGTTACAAGTACACATATGATAGGTTCAACAATAAGTTCCGTTATGTTCCATGTAACGGAGACATCGCTGGTCTAATGACCCGCACAAATATTGTTGCTTATCCTTGGTTCTCACCTGCTGGTCAGCAGCGTGGTATTATTAATAACGCAATTAAACTTGCATATAATCCAGATAAGGCACAAAGAGACAAGCTTTATCCTGCAAGAATTAATTCAGTTATTACACAACCAGGAGTTGGAACATTATTATTTGGTGATAAGACAGGTCTTGGTTATGCATCTGCATTCGATAGAATTAACGTTCGTCGTTTGTTCCTTACAATTGAGCAAGCACTTGAAAAAGCAGCAGAGGCTCAACTCTTTGAACTCAACGATGAGTTAACAAGAGCAAACTTCCGCAATATTGTGGAACCATATCTACGTGACACCACAAATAACACACCTGATGTTATTGATAATAATGAATTCCGAGCAGACATCTTCCTGAAGCCTGCGAAGTCTATCAACTACGTCACACTTACTTTCGTTGCTACACGTACTGGTGTTAGTTTCGAGGAAGTAGTGGGTAGAGTTTAATTCTTATAATCTAAATACAACAGGAGGATAACCAATCATGGCTACAAGTAGAGACAACAAATCCATCTCTCAATTTAAATCCGCACTCGTTGGTGGCGGTGCAAGACCCAATCTGTTTGAGGTAGAACTAACCACTCTACCTACAGGAATTGCTTGGAACTCAAACAACTTTAGATTTATGGCAAAGGCAGCAGCATTACCTGCTCAAAACATTGCAGCAATTGATGTTCCATTTAGAGGTCGTATTTTTAAAGTTGCTGGAGACAGAACCATTGATACATGGACTGTTACAATCATCAACGATGAAAGTTTTGAGTTAAGGAATGCATTTGAAAAGTGGACAGAAGTAATTGCCAAGTTAGATAATAACTTAGGTGCTACACAACCTGATGCATATATGACCGATGCCACAGTTTATCAACTTGGTAGAGGATCTACTAAATCAAGTAAGAATTCTGATGGAACTGCTAATGCTGTTCTTAAAGAGTATACATTCCAAAATATATTCCCAACAACAGTTAGTGAGATTGCATTAAGTTACGACACAGGTGACACAATTGAGGAGTTTGATGTAGAATTCCAGGTTCAGTCACTTAACCTTAATAACGGTGCTACAAAACCAAACGGTTAAACGGCTGATAAATAGAAGTAAGAAAACATCATAAATTATGGCTAAGTTATTTGGGTTCTCGATAGAGGACACCGAACCACTATCTCCATCGGCAGTCTCTCCCGTTCCTCCTAATAGTGAGGACGGGAATGACTACTATATGAGTAGTGGTTTTTTTGGTCAGTCTATAGATCTTGATGGGGTATATAGAACTGAATTTGATTTGATTAAAAGATATCGTGAAATGGCACTTCATCCTGAAGCGGATAGTGCTATTGAAGATATTGTAAATGAGGCATTAGTCTCTGATAGTAATGATGTGCCAGTTCAACTTGATTTAGATCATCTAAATGCCAGCGATGGTATTAAGAAAAAGATTAGAGATGAATTTAAGTATATTCTAGATTTGATGGACTTTGATAAGAAAGCTCATGAAATTTATAGAAACTGGTATGTTGATGGAAGAATTTATTATCATAAAGTAATTGATTTTAAGAAACCTCATGAAGGTCTTCAAGAAATACGTTACATTGACGCAATGAAAATGCGTTATGTGAAAAAGCAAAAGCAAAACAAAAACGATAAGTTTAAGAATCCTTCTAGATTGAATGACGATAATCCAATGGATTATGAGTTTCCTCAAACAGAAGAATTCTTTATTTACAATCCTAAAATTAGTTACCCAACAGGTAGCATGACAGGTGGTAATTCCGCAACTAACGGAATTAAAATGACAAAGGATTCTATTGCTTATGCCACAAGTGGACTAGTAAACAGAAACAACGGAACAACACTATCATATCTACACAAAGCAATTAAGTCACTCAATCAACTTAGAATGATTGAGGATAGTCTGGTTATCTACAGATTATC